CTCCAATAGCAACCGATACCGAACTATCCGCAGTTAACTCTATCTTGGGTAGCATAGGACAGTCACCTATTACACAATTAAAAGATACAACGACAGGTGCGTTGATAAGTACAAACCCAGAGATATCATTTATATTTAATTTATTAGTAGAAACTACTAAAGATGTATTGAATGAAGGATGGCATTTTAACTCAGAAGAACATATTAAAATTAGTCCTGATGCAAATAAACATATTAGTATCCCTACTAACATGCTCCGTTACGACATACATGATGGACAGATAACTAGAAATCTTGATGTTGTAAAAAGAGAAGGAAAATTATATGACAAAGTAAACCATACATTTGAGTTTACAAATGATGTATTAATAGATGCTACATACTTATATAATTTTGAAGATATACCTTCTGCATTCCAGAGATATATTATAGCTAAAGCATCAACCAGAGCGGCTACTCAATTAGTTGGTGATGCTAACCTTGCTAAGTTATTACAGAATCAAGAAGCAATAACTAGAGCAATAGTCATGGAATATGATACTCAGCAAGGAGATCATAGTTTCTTTGGATTCCGAGAGGAGCAAGGATATGACGCCTATCAACCTTACAAAGCATTAATTAGATAATGGCAAGTGTTACACAATTAGTACCTACATTAACCGGTGGCGTTTCACAACAGCCAGACGAACTAAAAATCCCGGGACAGGTTAATGTTGCAAACAATGTTTTACCTGATGTAACACATGGTTTACTTAAACGTCCCGGTGGAAAACTTGTTACTTCTCTAAGTGATGGGACTAATAATTCATCTGCTACTGGTAGATGGTTTCATTACTACAGAGATGAAGACGAACAGTATATAGGTCAGGTTAGTAGAACTGGTGACATAAATATGTGGAAGTGTAACGACGGTTCAGAGATGACTGTTACTGGTTCTACATCTGCTATGGCTACATATCTATCTCATAGTAATGACGAGGATATACAGACACTAACTATTAACGATTTTACGTTCTTAACTAACAGAACTAAAACTGTTGCTATGGCTAATACTATAGAACCACTAAGACCTCCAGAAGTATTTATAGAACTAAAAACATTAAAGTATGCAGCTCAGTATGCTTTAAATTTATTTGATAATGCAAATTTTACAACTATTACTACAGCTACTAGAATAAGCGTAGAAATGGTAAGATCTAGTAATAACTATTGCACCAGTAATGGTCATATGGATACTCATGTAAATAGAGTAAGTAATACTACTAGATGTGATGAAGATGCAGGACCCGGGTCAGATGACTTAGCTCCTAATGTAGGAACTAGAATATTTGATATAGCTAGTGGTGGTACTTTAGTTGATAATGATGCTGTAGGGGGTACCAGAGATGTATCAGGGGACACTCAAACTGACACGTCATTTAGCTATCAAGTAAATATATATAACTCAAGTAATCAATCAGGACAATCAGGTAGAAGTAACCTATATTTTAGAATTACTACCACAGGGCAGTCTACGCCCGTAGGAGCTGGATCTAACGTTGAATATAGAACAAGGTACACAACAACAAATGACCTTCTCTATGGCGGCGAGGGGTGGCAAACAGGCGACTATTTCTATGTGTACATGAAAGATGGTTATTATAAAGTAACTATTAATGAAACTAGCTCATCATCCGTACAAGCTAATCTAGGATTAGTTAGACCTAACCCTACATCGTTTGACACTAAAACAACAGTAACTCCAGAATCTATACTTGGTACTCTTAGAGCAGAGATAGTAGCTACAGGAAACTTTAATAATGTACAACAAATAGGTAATGGTCTTTATATTACCAGAACTTCTAATGTACAAAATGGAGTAGAACAGAATTTATTTAACGTTTCTACACCAGTTAGTGAATTATTAAATGTTGTAGCTGGAGAAGTACTTACTGTAGATGACTTACCAAGACAATGTAAAGATGGTTTTGTAGTAAAAGTTCAGAACAGTGCTGCTGAAGAAGATGATTATTACTTAAAGTTTATTGCTAATAATGGTTTTGATGGTGAAGGTGTGTGGGAAGAATGTGTGTTACCGGGAGCTAAGACTAACTTTGATGCTGGTACTATGCCACTACAGTTAGTCAGAACTAACTCAACAACATTTACCTTATCACAAGTAGCATGGGAAGGTGCAGAAGTAGGAGATACTGGAGTAGGTGGTACTAACCCACAGGCATCCTTTGTCGGTAAGACGATAAATAAAATGGTATTCTTTAGAAATAGATTAGCCATGCTTAGTGATGAGAACGTAATACTTTCTCGTCCGGGAAACTTTTTTAATTTCTGGGCTAGGACTGCTATCAGTTTTTCAAATGTTGACCCAATAGATTTATCTGCTAGTTCAGAATACCCAGCTATAATTTATGATGCTATACAAGTAAATACGGGATTAGTGTTATTTTCTAAAAACCAACAATTTATGTTGACTACAGATAGTGACTTGTTTAATCCTAATACAGCTAAAATAAATAGACTTGCATCATACAACTTTAACTTTAAAACTAATCCAGTAAACTTAGGAACTACTATTGGTTTCTTAGATAATGCTAATAAATATAGTAGATTCTTTGAAATGTCACAGGTAAGAAGAGAAGGTGAACCGGATGTTGTAGAACAAAGTAAAGTAGTATCTCAGTTATTTGAGAACGATTTAAAACTTATATCTAACTCTAGAGAAAACGGATTAGTATTATTTAGTGAAGAAGATCAATCAGTTTTATATGGTTACAGATATTTTACTTCAGGTAATGAACGTATATTACAGGCATGGTTTCAATGGACTTTAACTGGTACCATTAGATATCATTGTATGTTAGACGATGCATTATATGTAGTAGTAAGAAATAACAACAAAGATCAATTATTAAAATACTCTATTAAGTTAGATGACAATGGTCATTTTGTAACTGCTGGAGAAGATTACCCTATACACTTAGATCACTGTACAAGTGTTACTACAGGTGGTGGTACTTATAATAGTACAACTGGTAAAACTACATTTGCAAAACCTACAGGATTTGAAAGCTCTAATGATATTGCAGCTTACGATACTGATTCTGGTACTAACTTAGGTAGATTTGCAGACGTAACTATTAATGGTTCTAACCTAGAAATAACAGGAAACTGGTCTGGAGAGACATTTCTTATTGGATATCAATTTGAGATGCAAGTAGAGTTACCTAAAATCTTCTTTACTTATAGATCAGGTAGTGCTACAAGAAAAGATACTAGAGCTGATTTAGTAATACATAGAGTTAAATTTAATTTTGGACAAGTTGGTTTATATAACATGGAAGTAAATAGAAGTGGTAAACCTTTATTTAATCAAGTAGTAGAATCAACTATAGCTGACGATTATAATGCAAATAACATAGGGTTCGTACCAGATATAACTGGCACAATACCTTGTTATGAAAGAAATAAGAATTTAATAATTACTGTAAAATCTAAACACCCTTCACCCGCTACGATAGTTTCGTATCAGTGGGAAGGTAAATACACCAATAGAAATTACACACGTGTCTAAATACATTCACCCAGCAACATTGGAGGCTGCTATTGCAGTAGCTTCCAATTTACTACCAGATGACTACAGAGAAATTACCGAAGGTCATGGACATGATCCTGAGAATGCATTAGTTGTAGGAATGAATAACTGCGACTCAGTGTACTTTAAGGTACCTGATGGTCAAATAGCAGGCATGGCAGGAGTATCTCCAGATGGAAAGATTTGGATGGTATGCACGTCTGCAATAGAAGACTACCCAGTTACATTTGCTAAAGAAGCAAAAAGATATGTAGAGGGTAGAAAAGAAAAGTTATTATGGAACATTGTGGACAAACGCAATAAAGTACATATTAAACTACTGAGATTCCTAGGGTTCAAATTTCTAAGGGAAGTAAAACACGGACCTAATCAATTATCATTTATGGAGTTTTGCCGTGGCAATAGGAGCTGGCGCAATCTTTAAAGCAGCCGGTAGTATTCTTGGTGGCATTGGTCAAGCGAAAGCAATCAAAGCTGAGAATGCTAGAAGAATAAGAGAGTATGAACGTGCACTGGAAATGCGTAAGCGTAACTGGTTCCAACAACTCTCTGTTTATGGCGCTAAAGTTAACAAATACAATATAGATCTAAACGAAAATGATCTAGCTGCACAACGTGGCTACGCTAAAGCACAATCTAATTTACGTTCTTTAGGTGGTAAAGTAACAGCTCAGAACGAAGAAAAGTTTAGACAACTCGTGTCAAAAAAACTAGGAGCACGTAGAGCTAGTGGTCAGACTGGTAGGTCAGTGCAAAGAGGTGAAACTCTGGATATGGCTGAGTTTGGTAGATACACTGGTAGACAAGCTTTTGGTCTTTCTATGGCTAGAGAAAAGTTTAAAGAAAATACAGAGAACATTAGAAGAAAACAGGTTAGTGCTCGTAGAGGTTTATTCTCTCAGGTAGCATTTAACCCAGTACCTTCTATGGCACCTAACCCTCCACAACTAAGAAGCACAGGCATGACTATGATGAATGCTTTTGTAGGCGCAGCAGGCGCTTTAGCTGGAGGCATGACTCAAGATCCCGGAGCACCTACAGATTTTAGTGGTGGAGTAGATATGACAGGTGCGTTTGATTATACACCGAGTGATTTATCTAGTTCATTTACTATGGACATGGGTGGTATTGGTTCATTTAGTAACATGGATTTTAATGTAAATGCATTACCTGATTTTAGTTCAGGTATATATTCAAGTGGATTTTATGGAGGTAGTGGTTTCTAATGACAGACTCATTTCAAGGCGGTTCTTTTGAAACCGAGAGGTCCGAGGATTATGTAGCTCCTTTAATTAACAGCTACAAAGAAATCAACGAGGGCATGAATAATTACTGGTCACAAGAACTAAGTAATTATAAAAACGCAGCACAGGATGCTGGTAAAGATATGGCACAACTAGCCTCTATGTCTAAAACCCTTGGTGGTATCTTCGAGCAACGCGAGGAACAAAAACGCGAGGAGGACATTGCCAAAGGTTATGAGTGGTATTATGAAAACGGTTTTAGCGATGACGAAGTGTCAGCTTATAGAGAAGCTAAAGCCGGTGTTATAGAAGATGGTATAGCTATAGACGAAGCTGCTGCTTCATGGGTATCTGGAGGCGGTGACATCTGGACTGGAGAAGAGTTCAGAAAGATGAGCCCAGCTATGAAAACAGGTGCTGTAACAGCTTATGCTAGATCAAGACTTGCTGAATACAACCCTAAAGGTGATCCAAGATTAAAAGGTGCTACAACCTACGAAGAATATAAAGCTGCTGAACAAGTATATAACAGAGAGTTTTTTAGAAAGTTTAAAGGTATAAACCCTATATTATTACAAGAAGAGGGTATATATGAAAAACAACGAGATCTACAACAAGATGCTTACAACGGTTGGACAACAGGTAGAGAAGAAGAGATTGATACACAACGTAAACAAATCTCTACATCTAACTTTGTCAAGTGTGTAAATTCAAAAGGTGGTGGTAGTTGTTTTATACAATATGTCAATGAACGTGGTCCTTTCGTACAGAATGGTCCAGCTAGAAGAGAAGCTATTGAGGTAGCTAAAAACTTAGCTGACCAAGGTCTTATTACAGACAATATGATTAAGGAGATGAAAGCTAAAAATGATAAAAATAAATTTACTAGCTTTGCTGATGGTAAAGAGTATTATTACGGTGATTATTTTGCAGCAGACATTGCTGAAATAGAACAGAAAAAAGCTGACTTTGAAAACGAAAAGTACAGACGTGAAAAGACAGGACTAGAAATAGGACATAGAAACCAAACAGACGAACTACTAACAGATCTAACACCTGAAGGTGGTTTTACTTATGAAGAAGGTTTTAGTGATGCTGATATAAAGAAATTTAAAAATCTTAGAGCTAACCAATTATCTAGTGGTAACTACGATGGTAGACTTGACACTATCATTTCTGAAATGAGTCAAGATAAAAATGCACTACGAGCACAGAAACAAGAAG